ACTATTGTTCTACGATTCTGAGTTCGGTTCACCCCAATCTTATTTCGAACAGTTTGGAATTGATACTAGTCGTGTTCTTCACACTCCTATCACGAATGTAGAAGAACTGAAGTTTGACTTGATCAGCCAACTTGAAGCAATGGATCGTGACGATAATGTTATTGTTGTCATCGATTCGATTGGTAACCTTGCTTCGAAGAAGGAACTTGAGGACGCAATCAACGAGAAGTCTGTTGCAGACATGTCTCGTGCAAAGGCACTCAAGGGTCTCTTCCGTATGTGTACTCCGTACCTTGCGATGAAGAACATTCCTATGTTGGCCGTAAACCACACCTACAAAGAGATCGGTCTGTTTCCGAAGGACATCGTTGGTGGTGGTACGGGTATCTACTACTCAGCAGACAACATCTGGATTCTTGGCCGTCAACAGGACAAGCAGGGGACAGAGGTCAAGGGTTACCACTTTGTGATCAATGTGGAGAAGTCTCGTTATGTTAAAGAAAAATCTAAAATCCCTATCTCAGTATCTTGGGAGGGTGGCGTCCAGCGTTGGTCTGGTCTTCTTGACGTTGCTCTGGCTGGTAACTATGTGGCTAAGCCTTCTAATGGCTGGTACTGTCGTGTTGATACTAGCACTGGCGAATTACTTGATCCAAAAGTTAGACAAGCTCAGACGCTAGAAGAAGAGTTCTGGACACCTATCTTTGAATTCACTGACTTCGCTGAGTTCCTTGAGAAACAGTACAAGATCGGTCTACCTTCACAAGTAGCTATGGAAGACATTGTAGATGGCGAAGAAGATTAATGTAGATAAAGTGTCAGAGGGGGTTGACTATGAGTTGATCCCCGTTGACGATTCTCCAAACGATCAGGCGTGGGATATTCGTATCCTACGTGGAGATTTTACTGAAACGGTTATTCGTTATGGAAATGTTGCCTTTAATGAAATTAAGGATTGCCTTACGTTCAATTATAAGGTAGTATATACCCCTGATCCTTTTTTGACATCTGATGATGTTCAACTACAGGAGTATGCAGCAGACATCCTTGAGGATGTTCTGGAACGTGCCTATGCAGAAGGGTGGCTTATTGCTCAACCGAGGAATTAATGGATATTAATCTAGAACAAACAATTTTAAGAAATCTTGTAACTAATGATGAGTACGCTCGCAAGGTTGCAGCGTTTATCAATCCGGACTATTTTCAGGGGGTGTATCAGAACCTCTTTAAAGAGTTCACCAAGTTTATTGCCAAGTATAATAAACTGCCGACAATGGAATCCTTCAAGATTGAGATCGATGAGGGTGACCGTCTGTCGGATGAACAGTACCGACACGCCATGGAAATTCTTCCTAACGTGTTTTCAAAAGAAGATGTAGACCTAAGTTGGTTGGTTGATCGAACTGAGAAGTGGTGTCAAGACCGTGCTGTATTCAATGCGGTCATGGAATCTATTTCTATTCTTGATGGTAAACACCAGACGTTGACTAAGAACGGTATTCCAGATATTCTTAGTAAGGCGTTGGGTGTCTCTTTTGATACTAACATTGGTCACGATTATTTGGAGAACGTTGATGCCCGATTCGACTTCTACCACGAAAAAGAGGAACGACTACCATTCGATCTTGATTACTTTAATCGAATTACAAAAGGTGGCCTTCCAAATAAGACTCTTAACATCGCTCTCGCTGGTACTGGCGTGGGTAAGTCTCTCTTTATGTGCCATTGCGCTGGTAGTTCACTCAGCCTAGGTAAGAACGTTCTCTATATCACTATGGAGATGGCAGAGGAACGTATCGCAGAACGTATTGACGCCAACCTGTTGAACGTTGCGATTGATCAACTAGAGAATATGTCTCGTGACATGTTCCATGATCGTGTGTCTGAACTGGCTCGTAAGACTCAGGGTAAACTTATTATCAAGGAATACCCAACCGGACAGGCCAACACGTCACACTTCCGTGCGTTGTTGAACGAACTGAAACTGAAGAAGAAGTTCATGCCGGACATCATCTTCATTGACTATCTAAACATTTGTGCATCCGCAAGGATGAAGGGGATGGGTGGTGCTATTAACTCGTATTCGTATATCAAGTCTATTGCTGAAGAGATACGTGGACTTGCGGTGGAGTTTGACGTGCCGATTGTGTCTGCAACACAGACGACTCGTTCTGGTTACTCTAATGACGATGTGGGGCTTGAAGACACGTCCGAATCTTTTGGACTACCCGCAACCGCTGACTTCATGTTCGCACTCATCGCAAATAATGAACTGAATGCACAGGGCAAGATTCTAGTCAAACAGTTGAAGAATCGTTACAACGATCCTACCATATATCAAAAGTTTGTTTTAGGGGTTGACAGATCGAAGATGCGCCTGTATGATTGTGATCAATCCTCAGAGAAAGAATCTGATGATATCCCGTGGGATGATGACACTCCTGCGTTTGATAGAACCCAAGCTGGTAAACGTATAAGTAACGAGAAGTTTAAAGACTTCTCACTATTCAAGGTGTAATATGACAGCGGTAGAACATTCCATTTTAGCCACTCTGTGTATGTTTATTTCCTATTGTGTGGGAAGGTATACCGGAAAAAAAGAAGGTATGCGACATGCTGTAGAGTGGTTAATGGAGAAGGGTTGTTTGAAAGAAGATAAAGTTGAATTGTTGAAGGAGGATGATGATGAGTAAAGTGAATTTGATTGGTCTTACTACACCTAGTGCGATTGTAGGTGTTAATTCAGCAGAACAACTTGTTGCCTATGCAGCAAGAGTGAGTAATCCCACAAATCAGAATAATGCTGAGACTGCGCCACGTTTGTTGAAGTATCTGATTAAGAATAACCATTGGTCTCCCTTTGAGATGGTAAGTATGACGATGGAGATCAAAACGACACGTGATATTTCCAGACAAATCCTCAGACATAGGTCGTTTAGTTTTCAGGAATTCTCACAACGATATGCTGAGTCTGAAGATTTTACATATCGTGAGGCCAGACTTCAAGACCCAAAGAATCGACAAAATAGTATTGCTGTCGAAGTAAATGCAGAGACCAAAGACTTGCGTGAGGGTTGGTGCATGAAGCAGGCAGAGGTTATCCGCAAGTCCAAAGAAGTTTATCAATGGGCATTGGATAACGGTATCGCAAAGGAACAGGCACGGGCTGTCCTTCCCGAAGGTAACACGGAAACCACTTTGTATATGTCGGGAACTCTTCGTAGTTGGATTCATTATTGTGATTTGCGAATGGCGAATGGTACTCAGTTGGAACATGCTGAGGTCGCAAAGAAATGTTGGAGTATTATTCAGAGTCATTTTCCGTCTGTTGTTGAAGCGATTCATGATATTCAATCAGAACGTGAGTTTGAGAGGAAGTTACCATGATCTATACTTGTAATGTTATTGAAGTCGAGGGTGACCTGTGTCTGGAGTTCACAGACGAATTGATGGAAGCCCTAAATCTAAATGTGGGTGATACTATCGAATGGAATATTACTGAAGAGGGCGAAGTTTCGTTTAGAAAGATCGATGGAAATAACGATACGAAATAAAGAGTTTCTAAAGACTCTAGACACCATAGCAGAAGATATGCTTAATACTGAGGGTTACAATGATCCGAAGTATTACACGTATGATAAAAAAGAGGATATGGCGAAGGGTGAATACTATTGTTCGGAGGAATATCTGGAATATTGCCAGAAAATGGTAGTCCCGCTAGGCGCTCCAGAAAAGTATTTTGCCCAACCAATCGCCATGATGGTGCGAAAAGATAAGTCTAAGTGGGAAGATTACATGCAGAGAGTGAAGTACGACTTCGCTGCGGAGATCGGCGCCCACACCTCTGCCTTGTTGTCCTATTACCCGCCAGGCGGGTTTGTTGGGTGGCACACCAACTGGGATGCGTCTGCATATCAGGTACTCTTCACTTGGTCTAAGACGGGTGACGGGTACTTTCGGTATTATGATCTTGAGAAAAAAGAGATCGTTACCATTCAGGACAAACCAGGCTGGCAGGCGAGATGGTATCATTTTGGGCCACTGGAAGAACCCCACAACATTTGTTGGCATGCCGCATATGCTGGATGTGAGAGGATTACTCTTGCATATAAATTCTGTGGGTATGGAGAGAATACTCCTACCGATATACAAGCACAGAGACTCCGTGATTTATTGATAGAAGAAATTGAGAGCGATGATTAATAGAAATATTATTAGAGACCAATTTGTAATTAGAAACATTCAACGTGGTGATCGTAGTGATTATGACCGAGAACGTTTTTGCGAATTGATTGACAAGTGGAAGAGTTATGTTCATAATGAGATGGGGATTGTAAAGGGTAATATTGCCTGTCTGGGACTGATGAACTGTGGAGTGAAGACTCATGCTCTTGTCTTTGCCCTTGCTGAACTGGGGATTCAGATTGTTCCTGCCGTCCTTAGTTTCAACAAAGACATCATCACAGATTCCCCAATCACGGTACTTAAACCTGAAGCTGGGTTCTGGGATAACATCGCTATTAAAATGTGTGATGGTATTGCCAAGGAAGTTGTACCGAAGGAATTCGAACTGGTTGGAAACACCGGCGTTCTGGTAAATGTGGATGATGTCGATCTTGACTCTTATGAGATGAAAGATTTCCCCAAGGAGTTTGCAGGCCCAAATGATCCGTTGTATATCACTTGGGATGATGGTCTTGAAGATGACATGTTCAAACTCAACTACTACACGCATAAGGATGTTGCTGCATACTCAGCAAGAAACGGGTCGATCTTTAACCTTAAGGACACTCTAGCGGTACACACCTTTAATCTGTCTCATTCCGAATCTTTGATGACCTATATGATTCCCGCATACCTGTATTGCGTGGATCACGTAACTATCAACTTCTGGGATAGGTTGGCGATGTGGAATCCTGCCTTGACTACTCTCATGTGCAATCTTGTCAATACCCCAAAAGAAAAGAAGATCATGATCAAGAACGAAGAGACTCTAGAGAATCTTGTTGTGAGAATGACAAAGGAAGGCAAGAAGAGTACCTTCTTCATCTATCCATATGGGGAGTTTACAGAAAACCTTTTGCGTATTGTACGCAAGTATAATATCAGGGTTTGTATTCTAACCGGAGAACAGAGGGCCAAATGTTTTACCTTATTCACCAAGGTCATTGATAAAGACACGGTGTTTGAGGAAGGAAATGTCGGTGTGGTGCTTGACAAGTTCTTCAATCTCGTATATAATAGTAAAGAGAAAGTGGTGTTGGTTCGGTCAAATGTTGGCCGAGAGTATGTGCAACTTTCTAATTTTTACACCAAGAAGGATAATGGTGAGTATATTAAGGGAGAAAGAATTTTCAAATCTGTATACAGCATTAAGGTGAAAGAGATTCTTGGTCACGATAACTTCGATATCCTGTCCAAGTATGGGCGACACTATCTTGTTGTGTATGAAGACTTTGATGATAAAGAGTTCCAACAACTTGAAGATATGAATTACTTTAAAGACATTGTACAACAATCTAAGAAGGCTTATTGTATTGAGAATGGTAGATGTCGATATTGGTTTAACTTAAAGAACCAGTTGGAATATGGTTTTGATAATTATGAAACAGAAAGATTGAGGTATCAAGATGAGTAAGACAAAAACTGGCAGTATTGATGACATCACTCCCGAAGAGTGGAATGCAATGAACCGTAAACATCTGGACGAACTTGCTAACACCGGAACTATTACGATCAACACTACGCCCACAAACTTTACCTATGATTTTGGCACCGACTATAATATTACTGTCGATGTGTCGGAACAACCCAAGAAAATTAAGTATAAGTTTCGTGAAGATGAATTGATTCGGGAGCTCCAAAGTTATATCGACAGCACTTACGGTCAACACTATTGTCAGTCTGGTATTCAGTCCAGTGAAGTTATTGTAGATCGTGGCCGTGGTATTGGATTCTTTCTTGGCAATGTAGATAAATACAATGCGAGATATGGAAACAAAGGTACAAAGGACGATCATCGTAAGGATTTGTTGAAAATCCTTCACTATGCTCTTCTCGCCTTGTACGTACACGATAGAGAGAACGATTAGTGCTTTTAACGAACGGATGTAGTTTTGTTTGGGGTGATGAATTGGAGGGGTGTTATGAAGACCCCCCCAATCACCGAGTCCATACCTTTACTGATAAGTTGGCTGGAAAGTTGAATATGCCTTATATCAACCTAGCCAGCTGTGGAGGTGGTAATGATAAAATATTCAGAGATACAATTTTACATCTAAGTGATCCGGATCAGGCAAAACCAACACACATGGTTATCCTTTGGTCTGGATGGGGGAGAGCTGAATTTGTTGAGAGTAGACCAGAAATTGATGGTATGGGGAATCCTCTCAAGATTCAAAGGTATGACGATATAACACAAATTTCTCCAGAGAGAGTGGCAAATCTTCTTCCCGATAAGTGGGGAGCAATGTACAAGTATTATGACGGGTGTTATAATTCTAGAACCCCTGTGATTCAACATCTCAGTAAAATGGTTGCTATGCAGACTTTGTGTGATTCTATGAATATTAAGTTAATCCAAGGCGCCTTTCACGTACAAATGAGAGATGGTCTTCGTTTTATCATGCAAGAGAATCATGAGTCAGGAAATTA